TACAGCATTGGCGGCAAAACCCTGACGGCCCCGGCTTTAGGAATATGCCTGTTGCCCTGCTGGAACTTCTGATGATTAAACTGGGAGAAAAATAATGGCTTGGAAAGAAAAGCATGGACGCGGCTGGAAAATCAGAGGCCGAGTGAAAGGAAAGAAGATTACCTACAAGACTATCTTCTGCAACGAGGTTGAGGCTCAACTGGAAGCAGACAACCATAGTCTGCAAGAGAAGGAAGAGAAGCAGGGTTATCGACGCCCAGGCACTACGCGCTACTTTAAGATTGGAACCGGGCCACGCTTCAAAGAATGGTCGCCGGAATATCTAGCGTGGTATCAGCTAACGTTTCCTCAGACCTTTTCAAAAACCAACGATCACTTCCGCATCCTCCAAAAATATTTTGGTGAGTTGAAAATAGCAGAGGGTCAGGAGGACAGGTGGAAGGATGCTTGGCACGATATGGAAATGGAATTGGGACGGCAGTACAAAGGCTCCACGTTGTCTGGCTTTTTCAAAACCCTGTCCGCAGCAATGCACAGAGCAGCCCAGAAGGGTGGGACAAAAAAATCAACCAAACGGTGGAGGTTGGTGACGCTCTCTCCTGTGGCTGATCTGGCCTATCTCCGAAACGATGGAGAAACAGAGCGACATCACTTCTGTGATGATGAGCTGGAAGCGATCTACAAGACTGACCCCAACGATGCGGCAATCTGGAGGCTGATGGCCTGCACAGGATTACGCCGACGCGAGGTATGTAATCAGTTGACGGCCAACGTGGAGCCTGAACAGATACGGGTGAGCCATAATCCCAATAAAGGGCATCATGTGAAATCCAAGAAAGGGAGAGTTATTCCGCTCTCACCTGGAGCGCAGGATGCACGGGATAGGATTCTGTTTGAGCATGATGGCTCGGAGTTCTTTTTCCGTCGCCAGCACCATGACACCTGGACCGAGCAGTTCTCTCGTGTCCTTCACAAAGCAGACATTCAGGAGGGATCGTTGCATAGTCTGCGGCATACGTTCATTACAATGGCCGCAAACAACCCGGCCATCTCGATCAACAACGTAAGGAAGTGGGCAGGTCACAGCAAACTGGAGACCACTCTCGGCTATATCCACGACGTTGCAGGTGAAGAGCAGCGTCAGATCGCAAGTCTTAGCCTCTGATCTGCCCCCCAATTCTGCCCCCCAAAGATACAAACCACCAATGAGATCAATGGTTTAACTGTAGCCTCGGAACCCGGCAGGGGTCACTGGTTCAATCCCAGTCGCGCCCACCAACCCGCAGATAGCTTGTGTTTTCAACAAGTTATCTGTGGGTTACTTTTTTTTAGTATGGTTATTATTATCTGGGTTTGGCTTATTTATGCTTATTTATGTTCCTTCTGCCCCCCATTCTGCCCCCAATTACGTCTTCTTTTTCTTGGGCTTCAATGATGGGTACTCTTTATATACCGCGTTCCTAATGCCCTGTGGGTTGGGAGCGTTGTGAGCCAACCTCAATGCAGACCGAGCCCTAGACATCGTATTGATGGGGAAGCTACCTTTGGGTGCTCCGCCTTTTGGCCCAACTTTCTCATATAACGTCCTCAACTGAAACAACACAACCTCTGGGGAATGCCGTTATCCCATAAGGGACAGGCTTCTCATCTGCCTTCCCTTCAAAGTCATCCAGGTCCAGTGTGCTTGCAATCTTGATGGTCTCAGCGTCTTCATACACCAGCCAGCCGATGCTCATAATGTTTGGACATTTAATGGTGTCAGCTTTCTCCCACTCGTTACAGGCGATGACATCACGCCACGCAACCTTGACGATCCTCACGCTGCCTTATCCAACATCTCCTCAAAGTCTTCAAAAATATCAGGAGCCTCATTCAACATACCCGTCACCTTTGCCCACCTCACCAACACAGCAACCTTTTCTTTCTTAGTCTTTGCCTGTCGCCATTGATTTTGATAGTCGGGGATACGGGCTTGGTGCATAGAGATAACTCCAGAATTAAATGAGACAGGACAAGAATGTGTCCGTCGATTGGGGTTTGATTGATGTCGGTCAGGATCAAAAGGGATTGGTTTCATAGAAAAACCTCCAGCTTTTTACCGGTGAACTTCTTGCAAAGGTAGCGGAGCGACAGCTCCAAGAGGTCGTAGTTGCCGTCCTTCACCTCGTTATAGATCAGAACTCCGTGCCAAGATTCCTTCCCCTGGGGGCCCAAATAGCCCTCAGAATGAAGATAGCAGGAGCCTGCTATGCAACCCCGTTGGACTCGGCCATTGGGCAGTGTCCGCGAGGCTAGATCCTTGCCTTGCCTATGGCCTTGGGTGAAAGACAAACCGACATTCCGTAGCACGTTATGACAGTTGCCAGCCCAAGGGCGACCGGACATAGGATTGTAAAAGTAATGGGAAAAGTGAATGCCCCCGATCTCGTTGACCGCGAGAAAGGGGTGGGTTTTCCATCCGTCAAGATAGAAAAGATGATCCCCTAAGATTCCAGATATCTCAGGGTGGTCATTGGTGTACCGAGTTAAACGGTTTTCATGGTTACCAAAATGAAAATGAAACTCTGGCCTATTCTTCAAACGCTTCAGAGGCTTCCAGAACTGGCGCATAGCCTCGTTGCCAGCTTCAATATCAGAAAGGATGCGCTGCCCTTCTATCAACCTCTTAGGGGTGTAGGTGGAGAGGCTGCTCATATCCCACCAATCACCGAGCATAACAACGTGGTCTGGCTTGTATGCCTTCACAGCTTGGGCAATCCAAGTGATGTGATCCGTCGAGACACCCGGTTTAATCTGGGTGTCCGGGATTATTAGGAGGCGGATTTCTTCTTTCTTTCCAATGGACCGGGTGTCAGCCACCCAAGCAATAAGGGAACAACGACAAACGCAATAATGAGATAAATCCCACCTAACTCAATCGCCGTTCCTATTGCAGTCCAAAAGTTATCAGGGGCGCAATTATTCAATGTGGTGTTTCCTGTCGTCGGTGATTTCATCACTTGATCCGCAACCACAGACGTTGCAGAGGCAGCGACCGCTGTCACGAGAGCTGTCGGTGCAGTCGCAAGTCCCAAGGCAGAACCGACAGAGACACCGGCCAAACCGGCCGTCCCCACCAGTGCCGCTTTCTTCAGGCTGGTACATCCGCCTATCCAAAGAACAGGTGCCAAAGCACCGAGCAAACGATAAGGACTACGACTACTGCTAAAAATCGATTTTTCTGAATCCATTCTTTTAACATTTAGCTTCCTCAAATTGAAAAGAAATCCCGCAACCGCAGGAGTTTGCGTTTGGAACATCCACCTTAAAAGTCGGCGCAAACGCGTCATCAGAGTAATCAAGGACTGCCGTTAATAAATACGCCGCCGAGGTGGAGTCGGTCAGGACGTTGTGGCTGTGCCAGATGTCGCTCCCCGTGGGCTCTACTTCTTTTTTGAAAGAAACGATAAAGCCTGAGCAACCACCACCGTTTATTTCCACCCGTAAAGCCTCTGAATCTGTCAGTGTCTGGTTGATCCTCTCCTGGGCCTTTTGTGTCACGTTCATCGTTCACGTCGCTCTCCGAGCCGGTCAATCTTGACTGCCATGTCCTTCAACATATCTTTGATTTCGCCAAACTGCTCCGAGTGTCTATCATCCGTGCGATCCATCCGATCCGATAAGCTGGTGACTTTCATCTCCCCAACCGTAATAGATTTCTCAAGATCACCGGCCCAGGTGAATCCAGCAATGACCAAGATCGCTGTACTTATCAGGTGACCTATGCTGAATGTTCGGCTAAGATGAAATCCTCGCCTCTCGGGTCCATCGTATTCAGGCATCCGTTTTTTCCTCTGGCTTCTTTGCGGGGAGACTCTCTGTTTCAATCGTTTTTAATGTGTCCTCTGCCGTCCAGAAGATGCACGTTTGATTAACTGTCCTGTTGTGGAGCAACAGAGAGCTACTTGGGTTATTCCTGTTCTCGGTGATATACATTTGTATATCCACGCCACCTTGTGAACGGAGATCCATAGCGTGTACAGGTTTCTCGTTGTAGCTTTTAAGAAGTTCATCCATGATTAATGCGGGACCCCCTCGACTGCATAGCACCTGTAGACTCACCACGGTGCGATACAAGCCTGGAATCTGAGCCTGCGCTGGCATAAAAAAAGCGGCCGCTAGGGCCGCTATAGCTAGGATGGTTTTTTTCATACTCTTGGAAGAGCTTGGCCCCCAAGCTCACCGGGCCTTACGCCTCTCATCAGTCTTTCATGCGATGGGTTGTAGCCCGTTGGAACAGACGGCATATCACCCGTATTAACTTCACTCAACGCATCTCTCATACGATCAACAACATCAACATCGTGTGCGCTTAGAATAGTGGCACCTGTCATAATTGGCATGGCCGCCACCCAATCAGTAAAGGCTTTTGTCCTGGGGCTCAACTTCTCACCAGCAAGCAGCCAGTTCAGAAAACTTTTATTAGTCCAGAGTCTTGCAGTACCGGCTAAAGCTGCCGCGCCTACTGCTGTGGCTGCCAAAGATCCTTGCCCCCCTGCAAACATATAACCAGCACTGCCAATAGAGGCCAAAGCCACTGCTGTACCGGACCAGTTTGTGTATTTTGTTGGCCTCTTTAGACGCTCTGCTATCTTAGCTAAATCACGCACCTGGCTGGTAATGTCAGGCGCAACATTTGTCTTGGAACTAACCACCCTGCCCATTTCATCATAATCTTTAACGTTCTTGGTATAACGTCCAAAAAGAACCTTTACTGCTTCAGGGGAGTTCTTCCTAAGTTTGTTGTAGTTCTTAACAAATTGGGCCGGGTCAAACGATTCCGCCACACCTGCTACGTCATCACCAACGAGACGGGATGCAGGAGTTCCCGCG